AGTAAGTTCTCTGATTGTTCCGTGAACATATACGTCAAACTCTGTTGCCTCATTTTCCATTCTGCGTATGTTCTTTCTCCAGAATTGATAATTTCTCCAATCCATAAATTTTGGGGGTTAGTAGCGTTTACGAAATTTGATAAAAGAAAATCTATTACCTCTTGATCTGAATACTTCCTAGAAGTTTTCTCAAACCAATACTTATCTTTCCTTTTATTAAATGATGTTATTGTAGCACGAGATTTACCACCGTACTTAATAAAGTCATACTTAGGGTTAGTAAAATGACTTTTCATCCCCAAATACGCTTGATATGTTTCAAATGGTGTCACTTTCATCCCTTTGATATTGTTTGTTTTTGATCTAAAAAATAATCGAATCTAGAAGATACATCATAATCATAATAGAAATACTGTCTCCCATATCTTGGAACATCAGTTCTCCATCCACTAAAATCAATAAATCCACTCTGACTTGATGTTGGAAATTTATCAACCCATTCTTCATCACCATCCCATTGCCAAGAAGAACAAGAATCTACAGTAAGAATAGGAAATGCATAAGTAGCATTTAATCTTAAAACACTATTATGCCAATCCCAATAAACCTTATGCATCAACTCATCACTATTCATTTTTCTACCATTTGTCGAGTGAAAAATAAGTTGTATCTGTGGTCTATATTCTAAAAAATAATTGACCATAGGAAGTATTGAAGTTTGTTCCCTATTATGAGCACCCCACATATCATTACATACCATTCCCATAACATGAATCTCTGGTATATTCTCAAGAAAAGGAGTTTCCATTAAAGGAACAGAAATTATCTGTTCTTTACTAGGACTTCTTGGTAAAACACCTTCAGAATCTAAAGTTAAAGTTTTATTTGTACATCCAAGTAATTTACCATCTTTACTATAATGCCTAATTTGATTTCTAAAAACCTGACCAAAATATTCTCTTTCATAAAATCCAGTTCCTAGATGTAAACCTACACCTAATTTCTTCTGATGTTCTTCTACTTCTATTAAAGCATCATTTAATTCTGGTATTTTACATTGCCAATTAGTTTCATATCCTGATAGAGATCCTTCAGGAGTTAATATACAATCTACTTCATTCTCCTTTGCCCAATCTAGTGCTTTTAATATTTCTTTTTTATTAATCTGTATATTTTTACCACAAGGAATTTGAGCTCCTGCTAATCTAAGAATCTTATTCATTTTCCTCCTTTAAAAATTCTACCATCTTGAAATGCTTTGGTATATGATCCTCCTTAGCTTTATTATTAATCATATTCCAATATTTTTCTTTAGTATTAAAAGGTAAATCATAATAAAAATATTGTCTCCCATATCTAGAAGCTTGAGCAACCCATTCACCTAAAGGATTTACAACACCACTTGGAGATGCAGTTCTACATTTATCAATAACTCTTTCATCACCGTCCCAACCCCAATGAACACAACAATCTACAGTTAAAATTGTAGCAACAGAACGAAAAGCAGTCATCTGTATCCATGCTTCACACCATTTATCCATAGTATTTCTAACAACATAATCATGTTGCCCAACAATATAAGGTTCTTCATTATAATCCTCATTCTTCTTAAAGTCAAATTCAGAAAACTTATATCCATTTGTAGAATGAAATATAATGTCAACATTCTTCCCAGTTAAAATCTCATTCAAAGCTTTAATTGGTTTATTATCTTCACCCTGCTCTTGCACTGCACCCCACATATCATTGCATATCATTCCAACAGCATTTAACTCAGAACATTTAAAAGTCTTTAAAGTATTAAGACATGGTACTACATTACCATCAGCTTGAACGGTATAGGTTTTATTAGTGTGATGATATAACCTACCTCTCTTATCATAATGCCTAATTTGATTTCTTTTTAAATATCCCTCTTTCTCATAGTTGAGCATAGCAGTTCCAAGATTTAAAGCAACCCCACATTTTTGTTGATACTCTTCAACTTCTTTTAATGCCTCAAATAATTCATCAACATGATCTTCCCAATTTTCACCATATCCAGAAAGAGAAGCTTCTGGAGTCTGTATTAAATCAACATCATTCTCCTTTGCCCAATCTAGTGCTTTTAATATTTCTTTTTTATTGTACTGAATGTCCTTATCATTAATAGGAATTTGAGCACCTGCTATTCTAATACTACTCATTTTCTTCAGTCTCAAATTCAGTAATTGCATCAATAGGCACTTCTGCATTACCTACCCGATACCAGTGAACCATTTCACCAGACTTCCAACTTTTTCTCTCACCAAGATATTCAAGGTCAGGCATATTATAATCACGCAAAATCGCTTGTAAACGATGATGCAATAAATCTAATTCAGAAATTTCCATTACATAGGTCCTACAATATCTACACCAGGCATACCTTCAGGAACTATTGGAGCAGGAACTATTACTTTCTTACCATCTTTATCTTCAGTCATAAGATCAAAAGGTCTATCAGTATCTTTAAGAAATCTTGCAAATTTAAATTTAGTAGTACAACCCACATCTAAATCATGATAAAAATATTGTCTACCATGTCTTGGGACACTTGTTTGCCAACCAGTAAAATCAAGAAGACCACTTTCACTAGAAGTTGGATACATATCAACAGTATCTTCATTCCCATCCCAATCCCATTTAGTACAGGAATCTACTGTTAATATTGGGGACAGTGTTTTATATGCAGTCATTCGTAAAAACCCATCTGCCCAAGCATTGAATGGGGCGTATTGGGTATCATCTTCTAAAAAATTCCTACCATTTGTGGCATGCATTATTAAATCCATAGGATATTTTCTCATCTTAGAATCATCTCTAAGAGTATGTGGAGCTTCACCCCAACCCCACATATCATTACATATCATACCACCAGCAATACCTATACCAGTATCATCATCAAATAAAGGTACACCACATATACCTTGTTGAACATTATCCCTACCAATACAATCTTCTGACTGTAAAACCCAAGTCTTATTTGTAATACCTAATAAATGACCTTTTTTTGAATAATGCCGAATTTGATTTCTATTAATCTTACCATATCCCTCTGGTTCTTGAAATAAAGTCGCTAGATGTAATCCCACACCCAATTTCTTTTGATATTCCTCAATTTCACTTAAAAGATCATTAATTTCTTCTAATTTATTATACCACTGATTACAATATCCAGAAAGAGCTCCTTCTGGTGTAAGAATATGATCAACTTCATTATCTTTTGCCCAATCTAGTGCTTTTAATATTTCTATTTTATTGACTTTTGGTTCTTTATTAACTGGAATCTGTGCTCCAGCAACCCTAACCATCTTTTTCTCAAAAGCATCTGCTGGTGGAAGCATTCCAATTAAATTTTCAACTGCTTTGGCATTAGTTGCCTTTTCTCTTTGATAAGCATCCATTAATCTAAATCCTCAAAACAAACTAAATTTCTCCAATTATCATCTCTAACAACTATACCTCTTGTACCCTCTACATTATCTTTAATAGTAAACCCTCTACGAGTAAATTTAATATTAAAAGATAAACTCAATCTTTCATGATCAGTTTCATTAACAAAAGTTCTATGACTTAAGTATCCTGGCCACAATATAAGCAATCCTTGCTCAAGTGGTGCAGTATCTTGATTAACTGCTAATTCCATAATTAAATTACTAACTAATTTCTGATTAGGATCTTCAAAACATAAATTACCATCTTGACCATTTGTTTTTATATAGTATACTCCAGAAATATCAGTACTTCCATGAGTATGCTCTACAGCAGATCTTCCTTTAGTAGTTTTAGTTATCCAAGAAGAATCAATAATATACTCCATAGGTCCAGTATAACCTAAAGTAAATACATAATCCTTTACTGACTTTTTCAAAAATTCTAAAAAAGAATTGCAATTATACTTCTTTATAATATTAGCAGTAAATGCTTTTGGTGTCAATAAATGAGATTCGTTTTTTGGAAATTGTGGTGGAATTTTATAATTAGTATTTTTATGAACTTCCAATAATTCTTCCTGTATCAATTCATATTCATCATCAGTAGGTTTAATATAATAAAGTGGAATAGAAAATGCAGTTTGAATTGGCATTATATTGGTAATTTTGCTTTAGAAGTTGCTTTCATAAAGTTGAGACGAGTTGCATCCCATTTTAATCTTTCTTTTAAAGGTTTTGAAATAAGTTTAGATACTGATTCTACCTCAATGTTATTATCTTCGCAATAGTAAACAATAGCATCAATATAATTAAATCCTTCTTCTGCTACTATCTTTTCAATTTCCATAGAAAATTTAACTGGAGTGAGAAACTTGCTCTCTATTGCCTTTTCTAATTCTTTATTTGGTTCCATAGAGCTCCAGTTTATCGTTAACAAATTTGTCAATGTACTTTCCGAGAAGTTTGATGTACTTCGCTTTGTCTCGTTCTTCATAAATTACACACTCGCCATTTTCGCAGGCCATAATAATTACAAGTTTTTT